AAGTACTTCTTACCGAGGTCTAGATGAGGTTCGATCTTGGATGATCTTTTGCCGTAGTAGTGTTTACTTTCTACTAGGTTTGTGATACGATAGACGTAATGATAAATACCTTCGCTGGACATAATAGTCTCCTTAGATTGTTAGTTGAATGTCTAGAGTAGGTGGGAGTTGGAGCTCCGTGACCTACACTTTTATTTATCATTTTTAAATTTTTACTAATTGGAGATTTGTAATGCAAAATGATGTGATTTGTATCAAGATGATTGGCGGAGATGATCTAATCGGTAAGGTTCTAAATGAAACTACGGAAACTATCGAAATGGAACATCCTGCGGCTATTGTGATTCAACGAGATCAAAGCGGCAAGATGGGAGTTGGTTTAGCACCTTGGGTACCATTTGCCGAAAGCGGTCGAGTCACTCTTTTCAAGAATGCCATTGCCGCCCGGTGTAATATTGATAGCGCACTTGAAAATGAATGGTCTCGTCTATTTGGCTCGGGGATCCAGATTGCATCAGCGGCAACTCTAGCCGGTCTATCTTAATCAATTGATTTAGTATGACCCGAGGGGTATGATATTATAGTGTCATCCCCTTTTCATTTTTGAGAGGTACTAGTGACTTATTTCTACACATCAGTTCTCCGTCGCGGTAACAGCATTCTGATGCGCGGCTATGAAGACGGTCGTCGGCTCAAGAAAAAAATCAAATTCAAACCAACGTTATATGTAAAAGCAAAACAAGGCTCTAAGTCAGAGTATCATGCATTGGATGGCACTCAGGTTGATCCAATCGCATTCGATGATATGGCATCCGCTAAACAATTCATCGAGATGTATAGTGACGTGCAAAACTTCACTATCTATGGGCACACAAACTACATCATGCAGTACATCGCTGATGAATTCCCTGGAGTGATTAAGTTTGACCGAAGCAAAGTTCGAGTTCATACTTTTGACATAGAATGTTACTCTAGGCGAAACTGGTAGGTGGCTTTCCTAAACCCGAAGAAGCCAAACATCCAGTGACAGCCATCAGTCTCCATGATAGTGTCTCTGATATCTACTATGTCTGGACTCTGAGTGACTACGATCCGAAGCTATCTGAACACAAGGGTATCAACATTCAACATGTTAAGTTTGACACTGAGATTGGTCTGTTGAAACAGCTAATTTCATTTTGGTCAAATGAATTCACGTGTCCAGATATTCTCACCGGATGGAACATCCGCACTTTTGACATTCCATATCTGGTCAATCGAATCAATCGGCTGCTAGGAGAAGATTATGTCAATAAAATCTCTCCCTGGGGACATGTTGAGCAAAAACAGGTTAATATGCTGAAAGGTGTTGTACAGGTGTATGACATCAGCGGTATTGCTCAGCTTGACTATTTGGATATCTTCAAAAAGTTTGGTATGAAATTTGGTCCGCAGGAGAACTATCGGCTAAACACAATCGCTGTTGCGGTTCTCGGTGAAGAAAAGATGTCATATGATGAATATGGCACGTTGACAAATCTATATCGAGAAAATCCTCAGCTTTATAATGACTACTGTCTAAAAGATACCATTCTTGTTAAGCGAATGGAAGATAAGATTGCTCTAATCACACTAGCTTTAACTATGGCTTATAAAGCCGGTGTAAACTATAATGACACACTTGGAACCACAGCGATCTGGGATCAGCTGATTCATCGACAGTTGAAGCAAGAAAAGGTTGTTATTCCACCTGGCAAGAATTATCCAAAGCAGGAATTCGAGGGGGCTTATGTAAAAGATACCATCGTTGGTCGACACGACTGGTTGTTAACATTTGACGTTAACAGTATGCACCCAAACCTGATTGTTCAGATGAATATGTCGCCAGAAACGCTACTTAAGGGCGACATTGAACCTGGGATAACTGTCGATAAAATGCTTGCTGGATATGTTAATAGATACCCAGATAAAGCGATGTCCGCAACCGGTCAGTATTTCTCAAAACGCAAGCAAGGTATTCTCCCAAGAATGGTGGAAGTTCTTTACTCTGAACGGGTTGAGATTAAGCAGAGAATGTTAGAACAATTGTCTGAATTGGAATTAGTGCGAGCTGAGATAGCCAAAAGAAAAGCGTAAATGGTGGGACAAACCTTAGTTTCATCCAATCAATTGTATATGTGAGTAGTTATTCCAATCAAACTTCAATAGGGGTATGATTGTTACATGCTCTCTGAGATGAGATTTGTCATAGATTTTTAGTAATCTGTATTTCGTATCATCGTCCAATGTGTCAATCCGTCGCTTTGTCTTGTTCTTGTATCTGGACGTGTCAATGAATCCGTTTTGTATTGGACAGGTTCTTTTTTCGTGTATTGGCAGAATGCACATGTTGTATAGGTATTTAGATAGTCTGTGTATGCCAACAAACATTTTGTTTTCAAAAAGATATATCATAATGTTTTCTAATTTATGACCACTATAGATTAACTGATGATCTTTCAAAACATGTTCATTTGGTACACGATGGTAACATCTATCTTTTAAATCTAGTAGTGTATACGTAGGTCTTATTAAAAGCGAATCCGACAAAGGTTTCATTTTTACCTTTCACATAACCATCTGGTATTGTATCACCGGGTTTGATTCTGATCTGTTCACCAGTTTTTGGATCATGGTAAAACGCGTCTCCAATGAATTTTTCTGATGCTTCCTCACGAAAATTTTTATGTTGACCCTTGATGAAGCCATCTGGTATCTTATCACCATCTTTAAAGTATCTTACTTCTAAAGTATTGGGATGGTGATATACATTGTGACCCTTAATACCATTTTCTGACATCTTTTGTCGAGTTTTATCTGAGTGTTTTTTGCCTGTCGCAAATTTGTGATTGGGGTGTGCATTCATTCTATTGATGAAATTGGGGTGATTTGCTACATCAAATTTTGCATGCAGTTTTTCTTCTAATTCTATGGCGCGTTCTTTTGTTTTTGTTATAACTATAATTTTATATTTGTAATTATGGCGATTTTGCTTTTGATCAAGTATAAACTCTTTTACTGAAGAACTAGAAAAATACTTTATACCAAGATCTAGCTTTGGCAAAACCTTTGAAAATCGTCTGCCATAATAATGAGTATTATTGACGATATTTGTGATTCTATAAACGTAGTAATAAATATTATTGCTGGACATTTGGGTCTCTCCTATGATAATGTCTAGAGATAGTGGGTGTTGGCACACCGCGACTATCATTTTTATTTATCATTATGAGGATACTATGAATTATGAAACCATGTCTTTACAAGAATTGGTCGCTCTTGAAAAGAAATTGGCACAAGAATCAAGCGTCTATAGCAGCCAAGAGCAGGCTATAAAAACGCTTTTGAACAGTCTCTTTGGCGCCTCCGGTAACAGACACTTCCGCTACTACGCCATTGAAATCGCGGAAAGTATTACTGTGTCTAGTCAATATGTCATTCGCTGGGCTGAAATGCATATCAATAATTACTTGAACAAGATTCTGAAAACCAATAATGATTATATTGTGGCCATGGACACCGATTCATGTATGGTCGTACTGAATGAATTGGTTAAACAGGTGTTTAAGACTGATGATACCTTCGCTTTGTCTCATTCAAAGGTCGCAGATTTTCTTGATGCTGTCGGCCAACAGATTGAGAAAGATGTGCTTGAACCAGCCTTTGAAAAGTTAGCGCAAAACGTGAATGCATACAAACCACGCATTAAGATTAAGCGAGAAGTGATTGCATCGCGCGGTATTTTTGTTGCTAAAAAGCGCTATATCATGAGTATGCTTGATAAAGAAGGTGTCCGATACAAAGAGCCTAAACTCAAGATCATGGGCATCGAGGCCGTAAAGTCGTCCACACCGGGGCCTTGCCGTGACGCTTTCAAAGATCTGTTTAAGATCCTAATTAGCGGCACTGAACAAGAGACCCAGGAGTTCATCCAGGCATTCAGGGAAAGGTTTAGACAACTACCAGCGGAAGACAAAGCGTTTCCTCGTGGCGTGTCTAGTGTCGCCGATTACAAAGATCCAAAGACTATCTTCCGTAAGGGCACTCCGATCAACTCACGGGCGGCAATTCTGTACAATCATTTGCTGGATGAACATAATCTTACCGATAAGTATGAAGTGATCAATGATAATGAGAAGATCAAGTACATCATGCTAAAGATACCAAACCCACTGAATCAGAACGTGATTGGATTCATGACAGTGCTTCCGCCGGAGTTCGGTCTACATCGGTTCGTCGATGATGACTTACAGTTTGAAAAGGCGTTCGTTGAGCCGACCAAGTTGATTCTAGATGCAATCGGATGGCACGTCGAACCAACATCATCGCTCGAAGATTTCTTTGGATGAACCGGACAGGCTGGGTTCAATGAACCAATTTGAAAACACCAGCCCACCCAATAGAGTACAATTAATCATTATTTGAAGGAGTATTGAATGAAGATTCTAAAGTTTTCCAGCGCGACATGTATGCCATGCAAGCAACTCACCAAGATTATCGATGGGCTGGATCATGAAGCCAAGTCTCTTTTTGAGGAATATACGTCTGAAAATGATATCACTAAGTTCATGGAGTTCAATGTTCGATCTGTCCCAACTCTAATTGCGGTTGATGAATTAGGTAATGAGCTTCGTCGGTCAACCGGGATGATGACTGAGGACAAATTGATTGAATTCATCAGGGCTTAAGTCCATCTATAGAAGAGCGAAATTTCACAAGGACAATGAAATGAGTAACGCGACAAAAAAGTCGGCCAAGAAGACAACTAAGGCACCAAAGACGTCCAGGAGCACTAGGGTTTCTAAGAAACAATCTGATATTACGTTTTCAAATTTTGATTCAATTGACTTTAAACTACTGGCAATTGATGTCTTTAAGTTTTTGAATCCAGACAACGAAGAAGAATTTGTTTACAACGCCAGTCTGACACTTCTTCTAGATCTAGAAGAACCAAGTGGTCTTACTCTCCCGACTAGCATCTATAATGAATGTCCACATTGCTGTGCTCGAGAAGCTTTGGCGCTGGCTATTCAATTGGCCGACGATCGTGTTGCTAATAGTATCTCAGTTTTTGATGAGAATTTTGATGAGGTCGGTGAATTCATTGCTGATGAACTATTCGATGAACTCTACGGTAATGATGATGAACCTGGGGATGAAACCAATGATTCACCCGAGACCTTTGTCACAATTCCTCAAAAACCTAATAACACGATTCACTAAGCATTGTAAGGAGTGAAGTATGAGTGCATTACTAGACAAGATTAAGAAAAACAGTACCATCAAAGAATCGGCTGTACTAGCTAAATCAAAGTTCTTTCTTAAGAAAGACATGATTTCAACTCCCATTCCCATCATTAATGTGGCTCTAAGTGGTCAACTAGATGGCGGATTGACTCCGGGTCTAACGGTTTGGGCCGGGAGTTCCAAAAATTTCAAGACCGGTTTTTCTCTACTAATGGCTAAGGCCTATTTGGATAAGTATGAAGATGCTGTTCTTCTGTTTTATGACTCTGAATTTGGTACACCGCAGAGTTACTTTAGTGGGTTTGGTATTGATATCGAGCGGGTTCTTCATTCACCCATCACTGACGTTGAACAATTAAAGTTTGACGTTATGCAACAGATGAATAACATTGAGCGTGGCGATCACATCATCATTGTTATTGATTCTATCGGTAATCTGGCCTCTAAAAAGGAAGTTGATGATGCTCTAGACGGAAAGTCTGTTGCAGATCTTTCGAGAGCGAAACAACTAAAATCCCTCTTTAGGATGGTGACGCCCCACCTAATGCTAAAAGATATCCCAATGGTCGTGGTAAACCATACCTATAAAACCATGGAACTCTATTCCAAAGACATTATGAGTGGGGGAACAGGTGGATATTACTCAGCAGACAACATCTTCATTTTAGGTCGTCAACAAGAAAAAGATGGAACAGAATTAACCGGATGGAATTTTATTATTAACGTTGAGAAATCTCGTTATGTAAAAGAAAAATCTAAATTTGCTATCAATGTATCATTTAACAATGGTATCAGCAAATGGTCTGGCCTTATGGATATCGCTCTTGAGGGCGGTTTCGTTGTGAAGCCAAAAAATGGATGGTTTGCAAAAGTCAACATGGATACCGGCGAGATTGATCCAAAGAACTGGCGACTCGCCTCAACTAATTGTACAGAGTTCTGGGAATCCATTATCACAACACAGCGGTTCCAGGATTATGTTAAACAAAAATACCAAATTGCCAATGGTTCTATTGTCCAAGAAGATAAGATCGATTCAGAGCTTGATAAAGTTGATACTAGCCTTGCCGATTTTGATGACCTAGCTGAAGAGGATTAACCATGGTTCGCCCTTATAAATTGCATGATTCTCTTCGCGAAAACGAAGACGGATTTGAGATCATGTCTTTTACTGAGGGCCCCTTTACTGGGGTCCCTTTCAGGATCAACTCAATTGGTCTAACAGATGATGGCAGACTTGAGTATGATTACAATCTGTATATCGCCAGCCAACCAAACTTTGACAAGGATGGTTTTGATGAAGAGGTTGGCCAGTTTTTGTTAGAATTAATCACCGAGTCTATACAGAATGAAATTGCTATGGTAGATCAAGAGACCATCAAGCAACTCGATGAAATGTTGCCAGATGATAATGTGACTATTGTTGAGGAGGATGAATGAGTGGATCGATCGAAAAAACTATCCTGTCTAATTTATTGCACAGTGAGCAATATGCAAGAAAAGTAATTCCATTCATCAAGTCCGAATACTTCATTGACAAGACCCAGGGTATTGTTGCTGATACTCTGGTCAACTTTTTCAATCAGTATAATCATCCGCCATCGATTGATATTCTGACTGTTGAACTATCTAAGCGGCAAGAACTCAAGAATCAACAAGTCTTTTCAACAGTCGAGCAGTTCATCAATGAACTAGATTTTGTCTCAAATGATCAAGATTGGTTAGTCAAGGAGACAGAAGGCTTTTGTAAGAAGCGCGCGGTTACTCTAGCCATTCTTGATGCATATGAGATTGTTGAAGGTAATGATAAAACTAGGTCAGAAGATGCCATCCCAAACCTATTAAGTGAAGCACTATCAGTATCATTCGACAGTTCAATTGGTCACGATTACTTCGCCGATTATGAATCTCGATATGACTTTTATCACAAAGTTGATGAAAAGCTTCCATTCGATCTTGATCTATTCAATAAAATTACAAATGGTGGTCTATCGAGAAAAACTCTAAATGTGATTATGGCTGGTCCAAAAGTCGGCAAAATCAATGTTAATGTGTCACGTTGCGGCATCTACTTTGCTATTAGGCAAAAATGTTCTATACATTACAATGGAAATGGCCGAAGAACGTATCGCTGAACGGATTGATGCTAACCTACTTGATGTGAATCTATCCAGTATTAGAAATCTGGACAAAGAACAATTCTCAAGTAAAATGACTCGGCTTATCAATAAGACTAAAGGTCAGTTGATCATTAAGGAGTATCCAACATCTGGCGCTCACGCCGGACATTTCAAAGCTCTGCTTCAAGATCTGAAATCAAAGAAGAAATTTGTCCCAGATTTGATTGTTGTTGATTATCTGAATATTTGCTCATCATCTAGAGTTAAGCTATCAGCTGGCGCTAATTCTTATTCATATGTAAAATCAATTGCCGAGGAACTACGTGGTCTTGCTGTAGAATTCAATGTTCCAATCTTGTCGGCCACTCAAGTCAACCGAGCCGGTGTTGGAAATACAGATGTTGATATGACAAATACCAGCGAATCTATGGGGCTTCCCATGACTGTTGACTGTATGGTCGCCATGATATCGACAGACGAATTGGAAGAACTGGGTCAGATAATGATAAAGCAAATCGCAAATCGTTATGCAGATTCATCATATTATAAGCGATTTGTTATTGGAGTAAATCGAGCTAAAATGAAGTTTTTTGATCTAGAGGAATCAGCACAGAAGGATATTATAGATTCTGGTCAAGATAAAGATGATATGCCGGCATTTGATAAATCATCATTCGGTAAGAGAATGAAAACTGCAGGAACCGATTTTAAATTTTAATGGAGTGTAATATGACAAAACAAGAAGCGCAACAACGGTGGGAACAACTAAGCCAGACCTTTGAATCTGAACCACTTATTCATGAAGATATGCGAATGATGCACGATTACTATGGTGTTCATACTGCCGTAGAAGGTCTATCAAAAGAACATCTTCGCGAATTTCTACTATTCCGATTCAAATTTCTCGAGGAAGAGCTCAATGAAGGTTTTCGAGCGGTTCGTGACGGTGACGCAGAAGAAGTCGTTGACGCTCTGATTGACCTCATCGTCGTAGCAGCCGGCACCCTTGATCTGTATGGTGTTGACTTCAAGCGGGCTTGGAACGAGGTTCTAAAAGCCAATATGAACAAGGAAGTCGGCGTCAAGGCATCTCGGCCCAACCCGTGGGGGCTACCGGATCTTATCAAGCTACCAGGTTGGATCCCACCATCGCATGCTGACAACCATGGAAAATTGACCGATACGTTTAGCGAGTGATAGAATCGGCGGGGACCNGGTCCCCGCCTCATTGGAGTTAGATATGGTGACAACGACTATTTTCAAGTCGATCTTTGATAATGATACAAGTGTTGTAGTTAACTTTGACACCTTTGATGAATTTGAGAAAAGTCTTTATTATCTTTCAACCCTAAAGGGATATAAACCAAAGAGGGGTGAGCGGGTGACAAAATCCACCCCTCTGATGTCTCCCGCAGTCTATCGAAAGGGAACTACTAGGGCAAATGCTAATGTCATCAAGTGGACTTTTGCCGCACTGGACATTGATGATTATATCCCATCTGGAGATGTCGAATATGACCTTGTTACAAATTATGGCGATACTCGCTTTGTCTGTTACAGTACTGCTTCTAGTACTATCGATCATCCTAAGTTTCGTCTCATCTTCCCTCTCACGAGAGACGTTGAGGCTGCTGAAATCCCCCACTTCTGGTATGCCCTCAACACAGAGTTTGGACAAATGGGTGATACCCAAGCTCGAGATCTTGCGCGTATGTTCTACTGCCCAGCGAGATACCCTAATGCTAACAATTTTATTTTCAGTAATAGGGACGGTGCTCCACTTGATGTCGATGAACTACTTCTAAAGCATCCGTATGTAGCCCCAAAGAAATCAGACAACTTCTTTGATATGCTTCCACCGGATTTGCAAAAAGAAGTCATCAAGCACCGTGAAGCTAAGCTAAAAGAATCCGGTAAGCGGGTATCTTGGACAAGTTACAACGATTGTCCGTTCGTGTCTAAAAGACTTATCAATGAATATAAGTCAATTGCTGGTCAGGATAACAGTGGGCGATACGCGTTCATCTATAGGCTAATGTGCCAAATTGCAGCCTCGGCAGTAAAGAAGCAGTATCCGATTACCGAATATGAAATCGTTGAACTCATCCGACAACTTGATCGAGATACGGCCAATCGATATCAGAAAAGACCCCTAAATGTGGAAGCGAGTAGAGCTATCACTTGGGCGTTCACTAATGCTTACACAACTTGAACTGCCGTATGATTGATGTTTTTGTTGTGTCTCACTGAACAAATTTGTTTACTTTTCCGCCAGACTTGATATAATAATCATATCAACTAAACGGAGTTAATCGAAAATGTTCACCATCTCCAACAAAGCCGATGAACAAACTTTCATCTCCCTTCGCGGTCTGGTTAAGAACAATGGTTTCTTCAAGTCTGCGGCTCAGCAGAAGTTCATGTTGAAATCCTACGGAAAA